CAGAGAGCACTACCCATAGACGCGAACTTCCTTAAAGGAGATATTACTTCTCCGTTCGGAAGATAAGCGCTAGTCGATCTACATGATTCAATGGCATCCCGTAAATCAGGATTACCATTGAACATCTCCATAGCAAGATCATGGGGAACCCGGTCACTTGCATCGGAAAGATCAATCGTTGCTAACTGACCCGTAGAAGACGCAGTAATAGCGAGCTTCTGATTGACGGACTGATCACGGAAATTAACATGACCAGCCGTTAACCAGTACGACTCAACGGCGCTATAAATAGCGTCACGGAGCCCTTGCTGTGTGTATTGCATACAACAAGGCTCTATTGCTATTACGCGGGGACTCTTTAGTGTTTTCGGAACGAAAACGACCCTTACAGGGCGTTCAGAGTTCCTTGGAACAATCGTTAACTTTTCGAGCTCCTGTGAATCGAAGGGCGTGCCCAGAGGGTACGCATTTTCTAACACAGGAAAGTAAGGCTCGAGACGATCATTCCAATACTGCCAATTGTATTTCTGGTTACCAGATATACCTTCAGCAGTTGCGCCAGGACCATGTCTAGGGACACATTCTGATAGCTTAATGCTATAAGACATGCTATCCCAGAGAACACGAGATACAGCCAAAAACTGACTGTATTCCGCTTCTGGCAATGAAAACAGCTCAAGAGATTGCTCTGTTTCCTTGAACGAAGTGAGAGCAGATGCAAGCCTAACTGGCGTGCATTCGATCTCGACTTTCTTAAAGAGGAGGCAAATTTGCCGAACCCCTTCAATGATAGTTGAGGTATCATTTTGTTCATGTGAAATACTCCCTGTCTCACGGTTGAAAAGTTGACTGAGCATACCTTGCAAAAAAGCAGGGATTGCTCCATTTTTTCTAAAACCTTGAAAAAATGTTGGGTCAATACGCCCATTAGCCAAGCTTCTTTCGAAGTCACGGCAAAAATTGGGCAGGGTTATCGTTAAAAACGAGAACCCTTCCTTTTCAACCCGCGATCTTATAGTTTCAAGGTCGCGTAAATCTGAGACATCAGCGATGCATTTGATGGAAGCGTCACTATAGACGTTATCCATCAACTTCAGATAGTCACTTACGTTGCTTTTCAAGCTGCCTCCATATCTGGGGGTCGGCTTCAAGCCACGTATGTTTCCCTCACTGATGCCCTACGGGCATCAGTCAGCCCATCACCAACGTTATGCGAATCGGCACCTTGAGGATTACTAGCAAGGAGTTTACATTACTGATTAACAGTTGTAAAGCCAAGCCAGGTTCCTTCAAGGAAAAAGCATCTACTTGTCTCTCAATAGAGTCAAGTAGAGGTCTGTGTGGATTGTTGTCCATTTAAGACTCCTTTCCATACAGCTTGCCAATCGCTGTCGTGTCAAGGGCAGCCTTAATGGCTGACCATAACTGGTCGACTTGCGTGCTCGAAAATCCGTATAACGGACGATCGATAACAACGTAAAGCGACAATGTCTCGTAGTCGTTAACCGCAGTTAGCGGATCAGCAACTACGGCCAATTGGTCAATCCGATACATAGACCGAATTCGGTCTTTGCTATCTTTATGGGAAATGTTCAAAGAGAACGTCCCATCTGCCTTGCGGTAGGTACTGGCAGTGCCAGTACTAGCTACACGGGGCATTGATTGAGCCACAGAATTGACTGTGATGGATTGTGGATCGGAAAACATGAGTGGTTGACCTCCAAAGTTATTGGGAGTTAATCCTCATGTACTTGCGCTGGGTTCCAAACCAGACAAGCGTGATTCATGAGGCGAATGATTCTGCACGATCTTCACCGAGGTGTTGATCGAGTAATGCCTAGAGAGGCCAGAATCGCTAATCTCATGGGAGAGAAAGTGTCCCATGAGAGGTCAAAACCATATGGACTACCTGCCTCTTTTCGCTGTTTTACTTCAATATTACGGAAGTGAATCAGCTGCACATCACCGGTCTTAAACGGAATGGTAATTTTATACACCAAACGTCTAATATCGTGATGCATAAGGTACAGGTATTTGGACACGACTCCATCGAGAAGTTGTTCTTGGATACGGTCGATAGACCGTCCAATGTTGAACCCCCAATCGATGAGCCATGACCAAGGTGTAGCACGCCAGATGTTACTTGGACTAACACGGAGACCGTACATCGTCAATTGACGACCAACGTTATTCCACGCAGAATTATACTGCGGATTAGCCAAGTCAAATTCAGGCTTGTTCCATTTAAACATCCCCGAGGTAGTGATAAGGGTTGATTTTTCTTCCCATATCTCCCAAGGGGTTTTATTTGGAATCTTAACCATTTGAGACTGCATAGCTTGAGAACCGGGGTATACACTCCAGTTGTCACCTGATGCAATCTTGGTTGCTGAATGTACATCCTGCAGGGTCCTCCTATATACCTTCCACTTGTCGTTACCATGAGACATATTGCTCATGTAGCTGGCAGTGTTTTGATATGCGTTATAGAACTTACGCAAATCAGAAAGGAAAGGAAGCCAACCAAATTCTTGGTTGAGAAATGAGTCAGACGCCTCGCGAGGTGCCTGCTTCCAAAGTTTCTCCGCTCGAGCTTTACGAAAGGCTCTTGAAGAGATACCGGAACCGCCGGCTGCGAGAATCCCATCCCAAGCGAGATGGAACTCCTTCGCAGAACGTTTAAGCATGCGTGGTAAATCTCGGCTTTCCGAGAGAAACACGTATCCAGAGGCCATTTCTATCTTAGGCACAGTAGAAGCCCATGCCTTAGGACCCCATGACGTAAGCGACGGAATCAAGGAATTATTGGAAAGTTTAAGTAGATTAGGGGTATCCCACATGTTCCGATAAGGAGCAGGTAGGCCCGAATCACTTGGCCAAAGGGGCATAAAGCCACCTTTGTACATGACAGGACGATCTCCCAAACCAGTAAAAAACTGGCCAGAGAGTTTATCCGCGCCATAAACACCAAAACCTTGCACTTCGTCGTCTCGATACGCACTTGAGAGTAATATCTTCGTAAACGGACCTCCGGATGTCCAAGGAGGACCCTTGTGGACTTCGTCCGCAGTGGTCTCCGCCTTAGAGTACCAGATGTCTTGGGTTTCATAGAAGAAACTCCGTTCATTACTGTTCGGAGGAACTTCCCACCTGTTGTTATTCCAGGCGAATTGATCCCCTAGGTGTTGCAACCTTGGAAAGTTGCCACCTATTCGTGTACGAACTCTCGTGCGATCTATTGACGTCATATACAAACCTCCATATGAACTAGAGATCAAGTCAAATTGACTATTTGCACTGCGATCTCATAGTTG